TTACACCTTGGAACTTAATAAGGTTTTGTCCCCACTGTCTCTTAATTAAGATTGTAAGATACTTCTTAAGGAAAGAATCATTATAGACTCTAGTAAAATCGTTTGGATCTAAAAGTCTATTACAATCTATAATAATATAACTATCAACTGCTGCACTTGCCCAGTCAATATCTAAGTAAAGTCTATCTTGACGTTGATTAAATCTTATCTGCTTATCTGTAGAAAGCAAGAAGTCAATATCTTCAAGGTATGTTTTAGTCATCGCATAAGTCAATAGTTCAGTAGAACCAAAGAAGTAAATATCATTCAAAAATAGTTGATATTTAACACTGAACATATTGTTTGTGATACTATTAGTACCATCAAACTTGAATATTTTATTGACTCCTATGATATGTGGGGGAACTTGGAGATAGTTGCTATTCTCTTCAAAACTAAAGGTAGTTGCAGTACCAACTATTGTTGTAGATGCAGTTGTGGTTGCAATTCCAACATTTCCTCTTCCCCTATCAACGTCTTCCTGAGTTATCTTATATTTTAAAAAAGTTTGAGTGACACCATCAAAGTGTCTCTCGTGAAAATATTGCAAAGCATCATCTACTAAGTCCTCAACTTGCTCATCAGCAACGTTGATTTCCAACACTGGTGCGCCAAGTTGCCTTTTGCAATAATCTATTAATTCTTGTCTAGATGATGGTTGCGCCATTTCTACAACTTATCCTGTAATATTTAGGGAACGACTTCAAATACAAATCATTTAGATAGATTTTTAAGAAGATCTTTGATTTCGTCAAGGTTTGATTTAATTTCAGAAACTTCACTTTCAATTTTTTCTATTCTGTGATCTTCTTTTTGTTTTTCTTCTCTTTGAGCGATATATCTTTCATATTCATTCATGTTTACATTTAAAATTGCGTTTGTACTGGGGTCACGTACAAGACTTACGTGACCCTCTACTTTTGCGTAGTCCATAATTATGCGAGGGCAATAGATCTAAAGTCCTTAATTCTTGGTGGATATGCTTGGTTA